CTGAAAAAACCAAGCCAAATAGTGTTAGTACTAAAGTTAATACAAATTGGCAAAAATTTACAGCAACAGAGTTAAAAGATGTTGTTGTAAATGTTAATAAACTAAAGACAGATACAGCTAAATATTCAAGTGAGGGTTTAGCTAAAAATGTGCCTTTAGTTAAATCAATTCAAATGTTTAGAAATAAATTGAGATCATTTGCTAAAGATGTTTTAAGAGTAAATGATGTTAATGAATATATCTCTAAAAATTGGAATAAAAAAAATATCAGGAAACAGATATTTGAAAATATAAATTATCCCCCTAAAGATAATTTAGATAAACCAATTAGAAATTGGGTTTTTGAACATTTGGTTGATAGGTCGGTTGATATTGCTATTAGTTTAGAAATGTCAGTTGAAGTTAATTATGGATTGCAATTATTAAAAGATACAACGGGTGAAAAATTTGTTGTTGTAAGTAATAAAGCATATCCAAAATTACAACAGATAAGCCCAGACAATAAAGAGGTTGATTGGGTTAATAATAAATCCGAAAAACTTATCCCATTAACTACTAGATTGCTTGAGGAAATTACAAGTAATTACAGACCTAAAAAGACAGGATCAAAGGGTAGTCAAGTTGGTAAAGGTATTGGAAAAACTGAAAGCATATCTAAACAATTAGATCAAATTAAAAAAGATTTAGATTTAATTGTAAAAGGTAGAGTTAAGAATTGCCAATATTTAATTGATGAGTTGAACGACAATGATATTAAAACTTTAGACGCAATAATTAAAACATCATTGAGAATAAAAGAAATAAGAGCCAATGATGTTAGAAATGCAAACAAAGATAACATTAATGAAACTGAGGAAATGGTTGTTGTTGCTAATGTTCAATATCAAATAAATAATAATAAAGGTTTAGCAATTAAGAATAATAAAATAGCTTAACCATATTTAAACTAAACCCCAGATTAATTAAATTTAGTCTGGGGTTTTTTTGTATCTGTCTTAAAAATAATTTAGTGATTAACAAGTTATTCCATAGCTACAAAAATTCCTAATACATCTCCCAGAAATAATCGGTAACCACTCGGAAAACTCTAGGGTGTACCCTGTGGCACTTACAAATATTTTTTTGATTGACCGATTAACCTTGAAAAGCTCTAGGGTTACGCATGGGGCAGTGGGGGTGTACCCCATAGATATATAGCATTACCAGAAAATCTCTAAAACCCATGTAAACCACTATCGGGCTACATTTTAGGGCTAAATATTCCGACAATATTCCCTGGAATACCCTAGGGGGGAATGTACATTTACCCTTAGTATAGATATAAAGGCTCCCCTGGGGGTTCCTAATAACATTATACACCCTTTGTCCAATTTTGTCTAGGACTATAATGTCGCAGGCTATACTTTTTTAAAAAAATACTTGACAAAATTGTTAACAAGCACTATAATAGAAACTATATATTATTCAAAGGACACACATACACGCATATTCAGTAGAACAACACGGGTCATCACGAATAATATAAAAATTATGCTAGATCTAGACATAGAAAAAACAAAAAAACTTCCTTTTAAGGATATAATGGAGATAATTAATGCAAATCACGGATTCTTCTATAACAAAGACTCAAAAAAGAAACTTAACAGACATGCAAGAAAAGTTTCTAGACGTATTGTTCGGAGAAGCGAGAGGAAACCCAAGAGAAGCAGCTCGTTTAGCTGGTTACTCGGAACATAGTTATCCCAAAGTAATAAGAAATCTCAAAAAAGAGATAACAGAATTAGCGGAGACTCACTTATCTACACACTCTGCAAAAGCAGCTACTCGGTTAACAGACCTACTAGACGAAGACGGGACCACACCACACTCTAACATTCGTCTAGCAGCTGCTAACTCAGTGTTAGATAGAGTTGGTATAACAAAGAAAGACCAACTTGATGTAAATATGAAAGCTCTACACGGTATATTTATACTACCAGCAAAAGATGGAACCGATAAAAATAAAAAAGAGAGCTAGAACGATTCCATTTGGTTTTAAACAATCAAACGATCCTAATTATTTAGAACCAGTAAAAGAAGAATTAGATGCTCTTAGACAAGCAGAAGAATATTCTAAGACTTGTTCACTAAGAGAAACGGCTCAATGGCTACATAGAAAAACAGGAAGATACATATCACATGTCGGACTTAAAAAAAGACTTGAACGAAATAGCACCACCGAAACCAAAGAAGATAGTTCAACAGAAAGCCAAGAAGTCAGTCAAACAGATTCTAGCTCGCACTCGTAAGAAAGTTGCAAAGGCAGAACAAACACTACGTTCTGCTAAGATGTCTGCAGAAAATACAAAAAAGAAACTGTTAACTATTGATAAAGCATTAACAGGAAAAGAGACACAACTACTTACAGAGGACGTAATCGAGAGTGCTCCTAAAAATATACAAGAGCACATAAATCAGCAAGAAGTAATCTTTAAACCTAACTCAGGTCCACAGACAGAATTTCTTGCAGCTTCTGAAAGAGAAGTATTTTATGGTGGAGCAAGAGGTGGAGGCAAGTCATATGCGATGCTAGTAGATCCACTTCGATATTGTTCCAAAGCTAATCACAGAGCACTCCTAATAAGACGGACAATGCCAGAGTTAAGAGATCTGATACAGAAGTCTCAGTTATTATACTCGAAAGCATTTCCAGGAGCAAAATGGAGAGAGCAAGAAAAAGAATGGCGATTCCCATCAGGGGCAAAGATAGAGTTTGGTTACGCAGAGAACACAACAGACGTTTTGAGATACCAAGGTCAATCATACACATGGATAGGAATAGACGAACTTCCACAATATCCTTCGCCAGATATATATAATTTTTTAAGATCTTCTTTAAGATCTGTTGATACAGAGATACCTGTTTATATGAGAGCTACAGGTAATCCAGGCAATGTAGGTTCACAGTGGGTACGAGAAATGTTTGTAGATCCAGCTGAACCAAATACAGCGTTTGACGTAGGGATAGATACACCTAAAGGTAAAAAATATATTAGTAGAAGATTTATACCTGCAAAGTTACAAGACAATCCTTACTTGATGCAGACTGATGATTATTACATCATGCTTGCATCTTTACCAGAAGCACAACGTAAACAATTTTTAGATGGAGACTGGGATGCATATGAAGATTCAGCTTTTCCAGAATTTAGTAAAACAACCCATGTGGTTGAACCTTTTGAAGTACCTAAAGGCTGGTATAAATTTCGTTCTGCTGACTGGGGTTATTCTTCTCCTGCTTGTGTTTTATGGTTTGCTGTTGACTATAATAATAATCTCTGGATTTATAGAGAACTATATACGAAGAAAGTAACAGCAGATAATTTTGCAAGACAAGTAAGAATGTTAGAGAATGGTGAATATATTCATTATGGTGTATTAGATTCTAGTACATGGGCAAAAAGAGGTGATGTAGGTCCTAGTATTGCAGAGACAATGATACAGAATGGTTGTAGATGGAGACCATCAGATAGATCACCAAAGAGTAGAATTAATGGTAAGTTAGAGGTTCATAAAAGATTAAAAGTAAATGATAAAGAACCTGGTATAAGAATTTTTAAAAATTGTAGAAATTTAATTAGAACTTTAGGCACATTGCCTACAGATAGTAGAAACCCCGAAGATGTGGATACTAATGCAGAAGATCACGCATACGATGCATTACGTTATGGTTGTATGAGTAGACCAACACATCCTAAATTTGCAGAAAGATTTAGAACTTCATTTACTCAAGACAGCTATCATATGGCTGATAATAAATTTGGATACTAATGCCACTAAATAAAAAAGGTAAAAAAAT